ACAGGCCGCGCTTTTGCATCCGCTCGAGTTCAGCGTCTTCATCTTTCTCAGACATGTTGGTTCTCCCCTCCTGAGCCCATGCTTACGCTGCCCCTGTTTGGATTGGGGCCTTGATCCGGGTTCTCGGTGGCCTTGCTGATGACAGGCTTTGGAGGCTCAGGCTTTCCAGCTTTTGCTGGAGGCGTCTGGGCCTGCATCGCCATCATTAGCATGTTCTCGTGATCTTGTATGTGCAGCAGCCAGAAGTTCTGGAGTTCTTCGGGCATCTGCCTAAATACATCAGTTTTGGCCATACGTTTGTGTTCAAGAGAATGGATCATGTGATTGTCAACGCCCGGCAGCATCGTAGGCGGCTTGCCTTGCGTAAATTCCCACCATTCGCGGGCCGCCTCACGCTGGTCGTCGCCATACGAACCAAGCATGTGGCCCATGCCAAACAGTTCGGCAATCTTGAAACGCTGTTCGGGGTCTTGGGCGTTGAGGATGCCCAACTTCGTGAACATCTCGACGAGGGCCTGCTCGGCCAGCTTCGTCCGTGGACGAGACGCCCCACCCTCTGTCTTGATGTCAATGGAACCTTTGATGTCTGAGCCAACAAAGGCCTCGATCTCCCATTGGCCTGTGTCACCTTTGATTTTGTAGAGACGCGGTTCGGTGACGTTCTGACGAAAGACCATCAACAGCTTCTTATAGAGCGAACGGTGGTTGCTCTCAAGGTTGTTGAAGACGGTCCCGAAACGGCCAAAGGATTTCTCGGTTAGGAGTTGGATGGCATAGCCAGCAGAGACGCCTCGCGGGACGTTGCCCTTGAGTGCATCAAACGTACCGCCGAGCTCCTCGAAGTCAGAGTCGATCTTCTCGAGCCATTTCATGCAGGCGTCGCTGAACGGGTCAGACGTGATGACTTCCGGCTTAGAGCCATTTGTGCCTTGAGGCGTCCAACGGATGATTTGGCTTGGGTCGCCAACAATTCGCTGTATGGAAGAGCCCGTGGGGATGAGCCAAGTGTTGTAAACCCCTTTCATGAGCGAGAGCTCCATGAGGCTCTCGATGCGATTGCGTTGATCTTGCTTAGGAATGAGGTCATCAACCGGGGTTTTGCTGTAAAGGCGCCCAGGGACTTCCATGTAGCCAAAATGGTCGATTGGGTTGTAGTAACACTTCTCGCCTTGGGGTGTTTCTTCGAACCACGGTGAGGGGCCAGCCTCGAGGATGGTCATGTCGTCGGACATTACGGCCAGAAGGCCCTTTGGGAACACGGAGTTTGGCATCTCGAAGTGTGTCCACAAGGCAGACTTGGGGCCTTGAGACCGAGCCGCCGTTTGGGTGGAGCCCATTGTCATGTAGGCAATCATGTTCAGGTAATGTAGAGACTGCTTACCTGCGGTTCCCATGGAGGAAGCTACTTTGTCACCTATGTGGGGGTAGCGAGAACGGATGTAATCCAGATCATACGAGCGAACCCACGTCCACTTTTGCACTTCTGACCACGAACGGTTGTCGAGGGAGCAGTAGAGCTCCAATGGCGACAGTACGGCCACCTTCATGCGTCCAATCGCGTACTTTTCGGTGATGGGCGTGCCGTCTTCTTTGATGGCAGGTTGCGTCATAAGCGGCAATCCGCAACCCGGGCACTTGCCAGCGTCCTGAAAGTCTTTTGGTTGGGCTACGTGGTTACAGAGCAGACACTCTTCTGAGGGGATTTCGACAAATCCAAGTGTCGTGTCGCCCTTGTCGTAGTAAGGCAGACTGAAGGCGTCACCACAAAGGGTTACCCAAGCAGAGATTTCCCGCTTGACACGCTGGAGTTCGGCCTCGTCGTCTATAATGAAGCGGACTTTCTCGCTGACGGCCGCTGCGGCAATATCATTGGCGTCCGCCGTAGCGGGCCAGAAGGAAGGATCGATCTTGATAGTCTCAAGGGCACCGCGGATGGTGTCGACAGTTGAGGCCAAACGGTTTGTGACAGGCTTAGGAACCCACTTCCGCTTGAGATTGCGCGGCCGATAGTCGCGGCGGGCGTCATCCCACTTGATCCACTGATTACCGATGTAATAGGAGATCTTCTGAAACCAGCCGCGCTCGAACTGGTTGCGAGACCTAGATACGACCTCAACATGAGATTTGATGCGCTCTTTGATGAAGTCGAAGTTTTGGTAGATGGCATCTTCGCCCTGCTCCTGTTCACCGAGGAACTTAGGCACAGGGCTCGTGCCTTCTTGGTTCACGGAGAGATTAGGCTGCTTTTTGCCGGCCAGAATCTCCCAGACTCTGTCGAGGAAGCTTGACATAATTAGGGCTGGGTTTCAGCGATCTCCTCTTGGTAGCGACGATCTGCCTTCTCGATGAATTCAGGCTCGAGTTCTTCTTCTTCGAAGAGATTGCCACCCATCGAGTGGATGTCCTTTAAGAACTCTTCGGGGCTGCGGGCCGCGGGCTCGGCTGGCTCAGGCACGCCGTGCTTCATCAGAAGGCGTCGGATTAGGTCGTGGTTGAGCCGCTCTAGCTCCACGATCCTATTCACGAGCAACTGATGGTAGGCCTTTGTTATGAACATCAGTAATACTCCGCAAGCTCGGCGGCAAATTCGCCGTCGGAGACCTCCTCAAGCTGAGTCTCCTCGATCGGCTGCAGCGTGCCTCGTGCCTCGTGATACTTACGCCAATAAGCTGAAGACGCCGGGTCATCTTTTTCGAGCTTCTTGAGCTCAAGGTGCAGATGAGACTTGACAGACTCTTCTTTTGGGGCAAGCAGACGGAAGGCATACGAAGCTGCATCAAGGATGTCGACCGTCACGGTGTTTGGGAAGTTCTCGTATTCTTCAATGAAGTCAAAGAAGCCTGGCTGGACGTAGACTTGGCCGGCCCGAAAGAACGGAATCATCGAGAGGATGCGTTGATTCTTTTTCTCGACGGTTTTTGTGTTGCGATCTGGCTTCAACTCGATAATAGGATAATACTTCCCGCGCTCCCGCATGGCACGAAGCATGAAAGGCTGAAGGGCTTTCTGGTAGCCGACCATCTCAATGCCTATGGCGCGAGGCATCCATTCAGAAGCCATGGTGAGGATGCGATCGATGATAACTGCTGGGTCGCCTTCGCGCTTGGCCCAGCAATCCAAAATGAAGTACTTCCCGAGGGGAGATACCCCAACGCAGACGATGGCCGTGCGACAGGCCTTGACAGCCTCGCTGATTGCTGGGTCAACAGCGATTACGATGTCGAGCTCTGAGATGGGAATCTTGATGAGGCTCATCCTATTGGACTCTTTGGGTTCAGGAAGAGCTTGGGCACCTTTACAAGGCTAGGCTCGAGGGCCTCTTGATGAGCCCGGCGCCTTTCAGCGTTGAAGGCCTGCATGACGCCAACCATTACTTCATAGAAGCGGATGAAGTTATCGTCAGGGGAAACCTTCCAGAATGCTTCTCGGTTTTTGGTAACGACAATGTGGATCTCGGCCGCAACGTCAGCGGGGTCGATCCCTTCTATGTGTGGAGCGTCCACGTTAGGCCTCACAAATGATTGCTTGAGCGTCATCTGAAAACCCGTAATACTTAAGCCAACCGGCTTTGAAGGAAGCGACGCTCTCGTCACGAGGGTCATTCATCTGTTGACACGCGAACATGTAGGCGTTCTTCGTTCTCATTTCTGTCAATGCGCTAACTGTGAACCTCTCAGGCCATGAAGCCTGCCATTGGCCGACAGAATCGCGCCACAACGCGGACACTCTTCTGACATGATACTCAGGCTCGTTTTTGATGATGTAGTCGTAGAGGTCCCCTTGCATCCACCGGGTGCCGACCACCTGGTCGACGCCGGTTGATGGCGATTCAAGAAGGTTCTTGGAGAGAAGGTGCCAAGAAATAATCTTCTCCATGACTTGAGGAGATTTTTCGGTCTTTTCATCGATTAGGTCGTCCTTGTTGAGGACGTCAAAGTGCCAGCCTGTGATGCGTGTGCCCCAACCAATAGCCTTGAATGTCGTCTCGGCGCGGTTGTGAGGCCTCGGCAGCACGATGGCCGTTTCGGTCCACTTGTCGCCTTTTGTGTCAGGGATACATTCGGGGAAGATCCACTGCAATAGGGTGTTGTGTTCGAACTGATACTTGATGAGACCGAGGTTCTTCTTGGAATTGTCCTCGTTTGAGCCGACGAGCAAAATGCGAACGTCGTGGTTCTTGAGGTAGTGTTGGATGTTCTTGCCAATGGTGATGATGTGCGTCTTGAGATGACCTCGTGGCCACAAGTCCAGCGTACGGGCAAATGGCAAGCCGACCGAGTCGAGCTCGGCGCAAAGCGGCCCGTGAAATGTTGGTGATGGCTCTTCTGCATAAAAGGGCTTCGCAAACTTAAGAATCCCTTTGCACAGGAAGTAGAGGTTCTCCTGGGCGAGCTGGCGTAAGACCCGGCGCTCGTCCTCCTTCCCGGAGGCAGCCCTCGAGAATCTCCTTAACCTCTCCAATGACTCGTCCAAGCCTGACAAGATCGTCCTTTGTGGCAACGCCCTCCCCTGAGGGCTTGTTGCCTAGCTCGTGGTTGAACTGCAAGATGAATTCGGCCGCTTGGCGCTTTGTGGCGTCAGAGGAGTCTGACTCTAGCAACGCCAGCAAGACCCCCTCTGCCTTTTCGACCGCTTCTGAGCTAGTGATCCTTTCCATGCTGGCCAGTATAGCAAATTGCCGGAAGTCTCGCAAGTGAAATTTTTTACGTGGCTGAGAAACCACGCTCAGGCCAGCGCGCCGGGCGTGGCTCTTATAATGGTATGCGAAATCTCAAGCAAAAACTTTTTTCGTGTGTGGGACGCTAAAAATTTGTAGATATGCGGGGGGTGGGATAATAAATCCTCTCCGACGTTCTGCTTGTCGTGGCTACTTGGTCTTTAGTTATCGTCAATTTGACAATGTATTTGTGTTGTGATAGTATGCAGTTGTAGTAAATAACTGAGTGATTGGGCTTGCAGTTGAATGATGCTGTACGCCACGCCAAACAATCACCATACCAGTAGTTGCAGCATGTACTGGTTATAGTGTGTTGTGCGCTTGCGGAGCAGGGACCACACTGAAAGGAGCCGCTATGCTGGTTCACGAGTTGATAAGCAAGCTGCAAGCGTGTGAGCAAAGTGCGAAGGTGCTTTGCGGCACTATGAGCAAATACGGTGAAGGCGACTTGGCGTCGGTGCTGGACGTGCATGATGACGGCAACAGCGTCACCATCGAACACGAAAACTACACGGGGAGCGCAAAAGCAAACTACTGACGAGCGGTCCCTGTTCCACACGCGCACAACACAAAATGGTACGCTGTACCACGGACCGACGGCGCAACGCTGGCCGCGATAGGACCAGCGGAAAGCAAGGTATCGTGTATGGACATCAAAGCCGCAATTTCGTCTGTCAAGACCGTTGCATCGAAGGGCCGTCGTTCGAAGGGTGCTTTGGCGATTCGCTACGTCGAAATTCCGGTAGCGCACTGGCCGAAGTTCCAGGAAGCGGCCGAAAAGCTCGGACTCAAAGGCGTCCTCACGGCGCCGCTCATGCGCCAAGTCATCTATGGCGTGTTCGATTTGGGCGGGCTGATCGAGGAAGCCGAGAAGATCGTCACCGCGTCCAAAACCACCGAGTAGCAAACAAACTTCCGTCGGTCCGTGATATGGCGTACCACATAACAACAGAAAGGGGGGTCTGATTATGCAAGTGTATATCGTTCACAGTTATGGGGAGTTCATGCGTGCATATTCCACGCTGGGCAAGGCGATGGATAGCCTAGCACAGGTCCCAGAAGATGAAAGAGGCACATGGAGCATTTCTCCTCTGGAAGTGGATGAAGAACAGCAAGGAGGTCTGACATGTATGCCCTAACCACCGTTGAGGCGGATCTAGTATGTCGCCTTGTGGACCATCTTCGCAACTCCCGACGCACACTAGGCCACGACCGCGCATGCTTTCATCTGGACATCGAACACGAGGATTGGATGCGCCTTCTCAGGATGCGCGAGCATCTTCTGATGCGCCTCCGGCCCTGATAATATAACGGAGGTTTGGCAAAGTTGCCAAGGCTAACTTGTTGATTTTATTCAATTCTGGCAATTCTGGTGCAATTCTGCAACACTTCCGCCGGATTTGCCAATTAAATCAACCAGTTAGCCAATTCTGGCAATTCTGTTGTGCAAAGCGAAATGTAACTGTGGATGGATATGTAGATGAGAGTGTGAGAGTAGATCACTCTCTCTATATATATCTTAACTTTTATCCACAATATATATACAGTTATCCACATATAGTTTTGCTCCGTTGCACACGAGAATTAGCAGAAACGCATAACACGTTGTTTTTATTGGCAAATTGGCCAGAAGTGTGACAGAATTAGCACAGAATTGGCTAGAAATGGCAAGTGGCTTGAAAGTTGCATAATAACAAAGGAGGAAGGACATGGAACAGTGGAAGTGGCCCGTAAAAGTCGTCACGGTTTACGATATGCAACGTCAGCAGTTTGAGGAATCAACTGCGACCATCATTGACGGGCTTGAGAGGCAAGCAAAAGCGGGATTAATAACGAGGATGCAGGCCTTGCAGGAGATCCGCAAGTGGAAAGAACTGGAAGAGGTGGCCCGCCTCTTGTCAATCACGCTTGTTAAGAGAGAGTTTTGACAGGCTTACGCATTGTACAGCATAGGCGGTTTGCCGATAAACAGGAAAGGAGTCACACCAGTGGGAAACCAAGATCCGCTTCAACTTATACGGGCAGCACGCTACAGAGCGCGGGCGGTGGCTGTACACGACATACACGAGTTCGTGAGGATGCTGGAGTTTTGGACAATCCGCGCGGACTGGCAACAAGTCCAGAACGTAGCGACAAGCATCTCACGGCAGGCCGAACTACTGCGGACTGACCCCAACCTTCAGCTTACCTGGAGCGGCCGGCCCGAGGTGGTACGTATAGAGGAAGCTCCGGAGGAGACACAAATCACGTCTCGGGATGTGTCAGAGCGTGAAGACCCAGAGCCGCTAATCGAGGAAGGGTCGCTGGGCGACCTAGGCGATCCTGAAGACTATGGCGGGCTGGCAGAGCAGGAAGGTGATTAGCACATAACAATGGAGGCCAAAATGACAGATCTAGAGAGTCGCGTCAAGTTTCTTGAGAAGACCACCAGGAACCTGGATCTCACGCTCCAGGCGCTCATGGACTACCTGAAGGTATATGAGTCCAGCAGCAGCCCGAGGATCGTCATCCAACCATGCACGAGGCCTAAGAAGCCATGGTGGAACAGACGTCTCAAGTGGGAATAGACACCAAACACGAAAGGGGGTGATCGCATGAAGGCCTTGTTAGCAGTCGCTTTGGCCTTGACACTTACAGGGTGCGCGTTGTTTGAGGAGCCCTATCGGTGCAAGACCAAAGAGGAGTGTGAGAGGGATGCCGCCTCGGTTCCTTATCTCCTGAAACCCTTTGAGGTGGACCTCGACGAGGGCGGCATCAAGGGTCAGAAGCTCGACCGCCATGTTATTCGGGGGAGCAAGGGTGGCGGGTACGAGCGTAAGGAGTAACCCCTTTATGTGTGAAAGGGGGTGAAAGCTATGGCACCAAAGAGCAGCAAGAAGAGTCCACAAGAGGAAACATTCCAGGCAACCTTGACAATAATCAAGGCCAGTCGCTTGGACTCAGGGAGGTGGGCGTTGCAGGGGATCCTAAGGATTGCGGTGTATCCTGCGCCCGCCATCAAAATGGTCTTCTCAGAGGTAGTAGAGGAGTCTACATACAAGAGGCTATCT